GTTCGTGAGGATGAGCCTGAAAGACGGTGGCATCGGTGCTGATTGGGTTCGCCAGTACTGGCAGGACATCTATCCCGCTGACAGGGTTGTTCTGTCGGGCGGTAAGATGGCACCTATACCTCGGCGGTATGATCGTATTCTAAAGGAGGAAATTGACCCGTACTTGTATGATTACATCAAAGATCAGCGCGTTTTGAAGGCTAGGGATTCTGGCGATTCTAGTCCTGAGCGTTTGGCTGCCAAGGAGGAGGTAGCTAAAGCTCGTTATGCAAAGAGAGGTGAATTGTGAAAAAGTTGTACTCCTTGTTCGATCGGCAGACTGAATTTTTCGGTGCGCCGATTTGTTGCATCAATGATGGCGATGCTTTGCGGTCTTTCGCGCAGACTGTGACTGATCCGCAGTCGCAGGTGCATCAGTACATGGACGATTACACTCTGTATCTGTTGGGTGAGTTTGATCCTGAGACGGGCCGCATTGACAGGTGCGATCCTCCTCAGATCGTCGCATCTGCTCGCACCGTTTATCACAACGAATTGCGGCGCCAGGCTGCTCTGGAGGATGATAACGATGGCTAAGGGATCCCAGTCTCATTTTGCTCATTTGCCTGATGTGCAGATTCAGCGCAGTGTGTTCAGGCGTGATCATCAGCACAAGACGACTTTTGATGCTGGCTTTCTTGTGCCAGTTTATGTTGATGAAGTTTTGCCTGGTGATTCTTTTAAGCTCACAATGAGTCATTTTGCGCGGCTCGCGACTCCTTTGCGTCCCATTATGGATAATCTCTATTTGGAGTCGTTCTTTTTCTTTGTTCCGAATCGTCTGATTTGGGATAACTGGCAGAAAATGATGGGTGAGCGTGATACTCCCTACGCGAGCATCGATTATGTCGTGCCTCACGATACGTCTGACGGTATTGATCCTGGTACTCTGGAGGACTACTTTGGGTTACCGACTCGGAGTGCTGGTCCTTTGCCCATCAGTCACGTGTCTTTGTATCGTCGTGCTTATCAGCTCATTTGGAATGAGCATTTTCGGGATCAGAATTTGCAGGATAGCATCGCCATCGATACCGGTGATGGTGATACTGATATCGGTTCTGGTACGCCTTTGCTTCGTCGCGGCAAGAGGCATGATTATTTCACGAGTGCTTTGCCGTGGCCTCAGAAGGGTGCCGATAGTGAAATTGCGTTGGTGGGTACTGCTCCTATTGGTTCATATGACGGTACTGGTCGCGCTGTTGTTGACTCGTTTTTTAATGGTTCGACTCCTACTGATTTGCGTGTTGGTACAACGTCGAATGTTTTTTCGACTGTTTCTGATCCGAACGTTGCTGGTGATTTAACTCAGTCTATCGATACTAACGATCTTTATGCGGACCTTAGTTCGGCTGCTCCTGTCACCATCAATGCTTTGCGGGAGGCGTTTCAGATTCAGCGCCTTCTCGAGCGCGACGCGCGGGGAGGTACTCGCTATATCGAGATTATCCGCAGCCATTTTGGTGTCGTATCTCCTGACCAGCGTTTGCAGCGTCCTGAATTTCTCGGTGGTGGTCGCAGTACTGTGAATATCACCAGTGTTCCAAATACTGCTGGCGGTGATTCTCCTCAAGGGACGCTTGCGGCTTATGGCGTTTCTGCTGGTGCTAAGCACGGGTTTACCCGTTCATTTGTCGAGCACGGCGTTATTATTGGTCTGGTGTGTGTTCGTGCTGATCTGACTTATCAGCAGGGACTGCAGAGGCCGTTTTCTCGTCGTACTCGGTACGATTACTATTGGCCGGCGCTTTCTCGTCTTGGAGAGCAGGAGGTTCTGACTCAGGAAATTTATTACACTGATGTTGAGCCGCTGAATCAGAGTGTTTGGGGTTTTCAGGAACGATATGCGGAGTATCGTTATAAGCCCAGTATCATTACAGGGTTGATGCGTTCGAATCATCCTCAATCGTTGGATGTGTGGCATCTGTCTCAGGATTTTGGCTCTCCGCCTTGGTTGGGTCCTTCTTTCATCGAGGAGCGACCACCTATTGATCGTGTTGTTGCTGTGCCGAGCGAGCCGCATTTTATTTTCGACGCCTATTTTAGGTTACGTTGTGCGCGTCCGATGCCGACTTATGCGGTGCCTGGAATGATTGACCATTTCTAGTTGGGAGGATTTATGAGTGCTTTTGCTACTATTGCTGGGGCTGCTGGTAATGTTCTGACGGGGTTGGCGGGTACTGCTGCTCAGTTTTATCAGGCCCGTCGGCAGAGGGAGTTTCAGCGTGAGATGTCTGATACGGCTGTGCGTCGGCGGGTAGCCGATTTGCGTGCTGCTGGCATTAATCCGATTCTTGCTGCTGGCTCTGTGGCATCTCAGCCGTCTGGCGCCATGGCCAGTGCACAGGCTATGGGCAACCCGGCGACTGCTGCCCAGCAGATGCGGATTATGCGTGCGCAGGAGCGTCTTTTGACTGCTCAGGAGGAGAAGGCTTTGGCTGAGGCAGCTAACGCTACTCAGACATGGTATATCCTGCGTCCTGAGGTTCTGCGGTCCCGCCTGGAATCTGCCGGCTGGTCCCAGATCACTCATGAGCTTGGTTTTGGCCCCCAGGGAGCATCGGATATACCCAATGCGCTCCAAGCCTTTCTCGCCGCCAAATCTGGCGGCCTCGTGCCTGGCATTGGTCGCACTGCCGCCACTGGCGCCACGGACTTTTTCCGGCGCTACATCATTCAAAACCCGAAATGACAAGAGGAGAAAACAAGGTGATAGGTGTTAAATCCAGAACCCGAGTCCAACTGACGATCGATGAGTCTGAGCGCATGACTCAACAAAACCTGCGCGATGAATGCGACATCAACAAGATCATTGAGCGGTACTCTCGCACGGGCGTCGTCGAGCACGTGTCCGCCCGCGAGCCGCGGTACATCGACTGCGACGCACTTCCTCAGGACCTGCTGGCCCAGACTGAGACCCTGCTCGCTGCCGAGGAGTGGCATGCATCCCTCCCTGCTGAGGTGCGCGCCCGATATCCCACCCTTGGTCAGGCTCTCGACGCGCTCGAGAGCGGAGACCTGAAGCTCGCCGACGGCGACCGGCATGCATCCGAGGCCGACGCTGAGGCTGACGGTGAGACATCTGTCGATCCTGATGCCTCAGGCGGCCCGGAGCCGGTCGCTGGCGGCGAGCAGCCAAGCGGAGCGCGGCAGGCGGACCCCCCCTAGGGGTCCGCTTACGGACTGTCTGCTCCCACTAGCCCGGCATCGATGTTTCGATCCGGGCGTTTTTTTGCCCGGATTGAAACATCGATGCCGGGCGTGCTGCGCTCAGTGCAGCGGGCTCGACCTGGCCGGTCGAAGCCCCGGACCATATGGCCCACTTGATGCCATATGGTCTAGGTGACACCCCGGGGCCGGTCGAAGCCCCGGAACGTCACCCCCTTATCAGGGAAACCCTGAAAAAAACTAGTAAAATTCCGGATTTACCCCTCCCCGCGCGTCGCGCATACTGACTCCTCAATCAACTGATAGAGGAGTGTTTCACGTGGAACCTAAAACGGCCGATGATTTCATCCGGGAGATCTTCAATTCTGAGTACTGTGCTCTTATGTGGCGCGTCTACGAGACCTTTTTGTGGCCGACCTATGACCGCAAGACGTTTGACCAGACTGCCCGTCTTTTTGCGCGTTTTGCGATTCGATGCCCTGAGGAATATTTTGATTTCCTGTCATACAAGCGCGTGTTGGACCAGTTTGGTGATGACCAACTTGAGCGTTACATCAGGATTTTTGATAACCTGTTGGCTCAATCCACTCAGACAGGACACGTAAGCGCTTGAGCCGTCGTCGGAGCCGTCGGATTTTTCGACGGACTGGTGCCCCTCGTCGTGTTCGCCGCACCCGCATCATGCGCGGTGGTATTCGGCGATAGCGGTATGCCGTGCTATCACCCTGTGACGGCATGGCAGTCTGTTCCTCCCGGCGAGCCCCTTAGCTTTCGGGCTCGCCGGGGCTGGCGTGAGATTGAGATCGCGTGCGGCCGGTGCATCGGCTGTCGTTTGCGATTGTCTCGCGAATGGGCAGTTCGCTGTGTCCACGAGGCCAGCCTTCACGAGGACAACTGTTTTGTGACTTTGACGTATGATGATGATCATCTTCCGCCTGGTGGCGATCTGCGTTATGCGGACGTCCAGGCCTTTCTAAAGCGTTTGCGTCGGCGCATCGAGCCGGCCCGGATCAAATTCTTTTGCTGTGGAGAGTACGGTGATAAAACGAATCGGCCGCATTACCATCTCATTATCTTTGGCTGGTATCCGCCTGATGCTGTTCTTCTTCGGCGTTCTGCTGGCGGTGATCATTTTCATTCTGATGTTGTTCGTGATTGTTGGCGTGCAGGACACGTTGTGGTCGGTGGTTGCACTTATCAATCTGCTGCGTACGTCGCCCGATACTGTTTGAAAAAGCGTGGTGGTGATATGGCTCGTGAGCACTATTGTCGTGTTGTTCGTGAGGATGAGCCTGAAAGACGGTGGCATCGGTGCTGATTGGGTTCGCCAGTACTGGCAGGACATCTATCCCGCTGACAGGGTTGTTTTGTCGGGCGGTAAGATGGCACCTATACCTCGGCGGTATGATCGTATTCTGAAGGAGGAGATTGATCCCTATCTGTATGATTACATCAAAGATCAACGTGTACTAAGGGCCAGGGATGCTGGCGATTCTAGTCCTGAGCGTTTGGCTGCCAAGGAGGAGGTGGCTAAAGCTCGTTATGCAAAGAGAGGTGAATTGTGAAAAAGTTGTACTCCCTGTTTGATCGGCAGACTGAATTTTTTGGTGCGCCGATTTGCTGCATCAATGATGGTGACGCCTTGCGGTCATTTGCGCAGACTGTAACTGACCCGCAGTCGCAGGTGCATCAGTACATGGACGACTACACTCTGTATTTGCTGGGTGAGTTTGATCCTGAGACGGGTCGCATTGATAGGTGCGATCCTCCTCAGGTTGTCGCATCTGCTCGCACCGTCTATCACAACGAGTTGCGGCGCCAGGCCGCTTTGGAGGAAG